AGCCGGGCGCGGCGGGCATGGCGATCAGGTTGTAAGTGCTGGCGCCGACGGTGATTTGCATGGTTTTCCTTTGGAAAACAGGGGTCAGTTGTCAGTGAACAGTTGTCAGTTAAAGGCCCGAAGGGCAACCGCAGATCCTTCGTCCACCGCGGCGGACTCAGGATGAGAGGGAGTTGAGAGGGTCACAAAATGAACGCATAGCCTCTCTTGACCGCGCCGCCGGAGACCGTTACCGTCACGGAACTCGCCGTCACTGCGCACGTTGTCGTAACAGAGCTTCCAGTGCTAATAACCCCGGCCTCCGCGACGACGTTCATCTCGATTTGATTGAGATTCGTGAGGCCGCTGAAGTTGCCCGAACTCGCCAGGGTGGAACTCAAGGTATAGCCCGCACCGTATGGCGCCCACTCATACGCGCTGCTCCATGACGTGCCACCGTTGATCGAATATTGGAAATTACAGTAATAGCTCTCGTCATTGTTGGTATTGTTGGTCGACGTGCCTGTTACATAAAAGCTGATGGAGATGGTCTGCCCGGCAGTCACGGCCTGCGATGCGAACGTGCAGGATGATCCTGTCACCGTGGTGACATGGCCGCCGGAGTAGCCCGCTTGCGTTGCCGTGGCTGTTGGCGCGCAGCTTTCCGTGATTGCGTGGGCTTGCCAACATGCGCCCAAAAACAACAGAGCTAAAATCGATTTCCGCATAAATCCTCCATTTCCCTAGTTCCTAGCGCCTGATTCCTGCTACTGGTTGCAGGTGAGCTGGAAGGTGATGGCGGTCGCGCTCGACACGGCGCTCAGGTCTGCCGCGATAATGTCGCCCGCGCTGACGGCCGTGGTCGTAAAGTCGGACACAGTTGTGCTTTCAATCACCGTGCCGGTCGAGATGGAGACGCCGCTAGTACTGATGGAATTCGATGCGGTGGGGATCGCCGTGCCTGTGGCAACTTTCCAGGTCTTCACCGTTGCCGTTCCCTGGTCGACCACGATCGACCAGCCCGCGATGGTGCAAGGGAAGGGAACGACCAGGTACTGGATCACTCCAGTAGTCAAGGCGCTTCCCCCCGGCGGTCCGAGCACGAACGGCAGCGAACGCGTTTTCAGGCGATCGACATAGGCGGTTGAGGCCGGGGCGGTCGAGTTATTGTCGGCGGATTGAGTTACAACCACTGTACCTGTCGGCAGGTTGGGCGTGCCAGTGAAAGTGGGCGATGCCAGCGGCGCTTTCGCGTTCATTTGCGTCTGCACGCTGCTGGTCGCATCGAGATAAGCCATCACGGTAGGCGACACGCCGTCCACTGTTTTATTGGTGAGGGTTTGCGTGTCCGTAGTGCCGATGATTGTCCCGGCAGGCGCGGCGACTGCGGTGTATACGCCCGTCGAGCTCTCTTCCAGGATGCTCTGCGCACCCGGCGTGGTAGGAGCGTTTGCCGTCGAAAACGTTCCCAGGCCGCTAACCGCCGTGTTCGGGATCTGATTCTCGCCGCCGACAGTTGTGCCGTTGGCGGTATAGTACACGATCTGGTTGGTGTTGCCGGTGTTGATGGTGCCGGTGCCCGATCCGCTCAAACCTTGCGCGGCCAGGACGGCCCAGTAGGTTGCGTTCGGCGGAGCCTGGTTAGTGCTGGGCGCAATGGCGATGTAAGACGAGCCGCCATTCGAGACCGCATCAGGCACGACATAGGCCGTCACGCTGGACCAGGCGCCGAGCCAGATCAAGCCCGTGCTGCCAGTGGCTCCGGTTGATCCAGTTGGCCCAATCAGCGATGTGCAGGATCCTGGCCAGGAGCCGGAGGCCTTCGGCCCGTAGAGACAGTCGGTCGTAGTGAGGAGGAAGAAGTCACCGTTTACGCCGGTTCCGCTCGATGGCGCGCCGGTGCCGTTCCAGACCGTATTTCCATTTGTTCCGGCCGCGCCCGTCGCGCCAGTGGGGCCAACGAGTGACGCACAGGTGCCAGGCCATGCGCCGGAGGCCTTCGGGCCATAAAGGCAGTCGGTCGTCGTGAGCAGATAAAAATCGCCGTTCGCGCCAGTGCCGCTCGATGGCGCGCCGGTTCCGTTCCACAACGTATTCCCGTTCGCGCCAGTGCTGCCAGTGGCGCCCGTCGCACCGGCCTGGGCAAGCAACGCCCAATACGACGTATTGGTAGGGAGCACGTTCGTGCTTGAGGCGGTGGCGATGTACGACGAGCCGTTATAACTCACGGCATCGGGCGCGACGTAGGCCGTGGAGCTTGACCACGCGCCCATCCAGATAGCCGCGCCGCCGGCCGGCCCGGCAGGGCCTGGAACGCCGGGCTGCGAGACGACCAGGCTGGCATCGTTGGGGTTGTAGAGGTCGAAATCGCACGAGCCGCCCGCCGAGCCGGTGGCTGCTGCGCACCAGGCGAAGGAGCCGGTGACGGCCGTGCCGGAGCCCGCCGGCTGCACGCAAGAGTAGCCGGGCCCGAGGATCTGCGCGCCGCTCACGTTGTCAACTGCGGTCACGCTATAGCAGAGATTCTGGGGCGTGGTCAGCATCGTGTCAGCCAGGTTGACCGAGAAGACGCCGGCAGTGACCACGGTGCAGACCGAACGCACCGTGCCCTGGCCGTTGCCGTTGATCCTGTAGCCAAACGGCGCGCCGGAGTTGGTGACGGGCGCAAAGCAGATGGTCGCGTTGGCCACCAGTGTATTGCTCGCGTCCTGGAACTCGTTGGCGTTGACATTGACGTAGCCGAGAGGCGTGGTAGCGAAAGCCGGCGGACAGCTAACAGCGATCAGCGAACAGGCAACGGCGATTACGCGGAAGATGCGGCGCATGGAAGGCTCCGAGAAGCAGTGGTTAGGGGTTAGTGGTCAGGGGTCAGTTAGAAGCCCGAGCGCCTTTTGGTGCCATTGGGGCGCGAGGTGAAAGAAATGGAAATCGATCTCAATGCAGAAATCGAAAAAGCTAACCAAGAAATGAACGGCGCGGAAGTCGCTCTAATGAAAGGGGTTAATCCCTTTAACTCCCGTGGCTGAAAATAATTCGACAAGTTCTCGCTTTCCTCTTGACATTTTACGCGGTTGTGCTATGATTATTTTGTAACCAAATCACAAATGCGGCAAGCCCGCAGGAGGATTCAAAATGATCGACCTCACCACAATCTCCACCCTGACGACCAACGAACTCAACAATCTGATCGCGGCTGTTAAAGCCGCCCTCGCCGCGCGCGAAACGACCCCTGTTGCCAAGCGCGTGACGATCCACTACTGCCTCTACAACCCTCGCCGCATGTCTCGTCCGTGGATTGCCAAGATCACGAGCTGGCCCGTTGGCGGCCGCCCGGAGTTGCAGTTTGGCTCCTACCTCGGCAACGACAACGGGGGCGATCTAGAAATCATGGCTCTGCCTGGCGACATCCTCCGCGATGGGCAAAAAGATAGACGCGGCAACAACGGCACAAACGACTGGAGCGTTGTTGAGGCTGATTACACGCTCCGCACCATTGATCAGGCGGAAGCCCGCAAGCTTTTCTGCCTGTAGTAACCACCGAGGGGCGGCGGCCTCCGCCCCAGCTACATCGCAAATGCGCATAGGCGCAGGAGGATACACATCATGGCACGTTACAAAATGGACGATAGCACCATCGTTGACACCGGCAACGCCACAAAATCGTGGCCGGAAACGACCGATTGGAACGGCTCCAATCACATTGGCCGCAGCAGCCGCAGCCAATGGCATGATCAAACTCTCTACCGCTCACGCAAGGGCCGCTACTATATCGAGTACCACAGCCGCGAGCAGGGCATTATGGACCGCGCGGAGTGGATAAGTAATCGAGCCGCTACCCTCTGGCTGCTCGCAAATGAGTGCGATTTGCCTGACAATCTCAAAGAGTTTGAGGAGCAAATAACCGAGTAACTCTTTCCGTCGGCCCGGCCCAAAGCCGGGCCGAACTTGGAGATGCCGTGAAATACACGCCAAAATGGGATCTATCAACCATCCCGCCCGACGCTTGGGCGAGCGAGAATGGGCGCCGCATCAGGCCCCCTGCGCCTCGTGCCCGTATTGAGTCTCCGTGCATCCAATGTGCTCACCCCCTCAGCGCCCGAGAGCGCCGCAAACCTTGCCCTAAATGCGGCTCCCGCCAGCCGCGGGAGTTAAAGGGATAAATCCCTAATGAAAACCGGGTTCTCAGAAGAACAATGGTTGCCGATCAGGAGCTATGCGGATTCGGCAATCAAGTTTCAGGTGCTCGCAACAGCGCAGGCAACACAAACCTGCTTTTCTACAATCCGCCCCGAGCGGGTCGACGGGCCTGCATGTCATAGATAGCGTTGACTGCGGCGGCGGCGATGCTTGGACCCTCCTGCCTGATGCTGCGCTGCACGCGGCGGTCGACGTCACTGATCGAGACGCCGCTCACATCGAAGTGAAAGTGCTGCTCGACGTGGTTGGTTGAGCCGCCACCCCCGCCAGAGAAGAGACGCTGAGTGTCTCGATTGCTGGCGATGGAACTAGTGGCGCCCACGTGCATCAGCTCCGGGCCGCGCTCGCCGGTGAGATAGAATCGGCCAGGCTGCATCAAGCCGCCGCCGGCCCGTCCGCCGCCAAAGAAAGACTTGAGGCCAGCCCAGAAGCCCCCACTATCGGCTGCGCTATCGGCTCCGGTCGAACTGAAGAGCCCCGAGTCTCCGCCCCCGCTGAAACTTGCTCCGGCATCTCTCGTCCACATGGGGTGACTTCTCGAGCTTCCCGGCTTGGCGCCGATACCAAAGGCCTTCATAATCGAACCTTCGCCGGCCTGCAGGCTATCCTTGGCCACGCCCTTGAAGATGGTCGCGCCGGCGTTCTTCCAGTCCCCCTTGTGGTATTGCGTGGTCATCATCTTGATCAGCTCGTCGTTGACAGTATTCATCACATTGACGGCAGTTCTCGACATGATCTCGCCGACGTTGGTCCATTGATTTGCCACATTGCCAAGGGTTTCATGCATCTGCCCCAGCAGCGAGTTCTCTTTCTGCAGGAAGGTCAGCTCAGATTGCTTGAGCTGCATCTCGCCGCCCAGCTGCGCGGATTGATTATTCAGGCCCGCGAGCCGCGTGGCACGCTCAACCGGGGTAAGCGACTCATCGCCGGAAACGCGAGTCTTCTCCGCGCCGATATTCTCGCTTTCCTGCCGCAACCCCCTCAGCTCTTCGCGAACCTCGGCCAATTTAGCCGCACGCGCGGTGAGCGCTCCAAATTCCTGCCGGAAGCGAATCTGCTGAACAGCATAGGCGGTACTCAGCTTCTGCTGAATCTCAGAGCCCCTCAATACTTCAGCGCTGTAAGCTTTCCAGCGTTCGCCGGTCTGGGTCAGATCTTCCTGCTGTTCCCTGAGCCGCTTTGTCTCGTCTTCCCATGTCTTTGCAAAGATTCCGCTATCGCGCTCCGCTTCAGCGCGGAGAATCTTGTCATTTTCAAGCGTCTGCCGCACAAAGTCATTGCGCGCATCGGCGTTAGGATCTTCCGCTTTGCCCTGTTTGCCGCGCCCCTGCAATTGCTTATTCAGCATGTTGTCTGTGGTGTTTGTTTGGGTCAGGTCGACGAAATGCCCCATCTGGGAAAGCTGAGCCAGATAGTCGGTAAGCAAGTCCCTGCGTCCCCCCTGGCCGGGAAGCGTAGTCTGCGTTCCGGTGGGCATAGGAAGGCCTTGCTTCGCTAGAAGCGGCATCATACCCAGCTCGGCGTTAGTGAACTCAGTCTTGAAGGTCTTCGGCAGTTCGGTTTTAATCCAGTCAATCTCCTTCTGGATCGCAGCCTGGTAATCAGCAGGTGTCTTGGCGCCCTCAAGGGTGGTCTGTAATCCACGGGAACGCTCGGTCAGGTCCCCGGTGCCAGCGGCCCCGGTGAGGAAACTCCAGAGAGAACCGATCTCCTCGCCCTTCAGAGCCTCGGCAATCTTCTTAATGTCCGCTGAAAGATGGTCGTTAAGTTTGTCGGCGGACTCGATCGCCTCGTCAATGGCCAGCTTCAAACCATTTTGCGGCTTGCCTTGCAGTTTTGCATTCAGGTTTTCGAGTTTGTCATTGGCGACCTGAAGCTCGTCGTTCGCCATCCGCATCGGCTCAGCGATGCTACGCCAAGTGTCAGTATGCTTGCGGGCAGCTTCCTTCAGTTTCTCGCCGTACTCGTAGACTTTTTTCCCGGCCTCAAAGATGGCAACGCCGATAGCGATAACAGCAGTCGCCGCGAAAGCACTAGCCAGGAGCGGAGCCGCGCCGGGGAGGCTGGCGATGAAGCGCTGCACATGCCGAGGCAAGTGGACGCCGATCTCCTCGCCCAGCACCATGACGGTGCCTCGGGCATCGTTCATGCTGGTCTTCATGGTCTGGGCGGTGGCGCGGGTGGTTGCGGCCGCCTTATCTAACTCCGTCCGCAGCTTTACCGTGTTGCCATCGATCGAGATCAGAAGACCGGCTACAACTTCATTCGGCATCTTGCTTCTCCTCGGCTGCGGGCGCCGGGCGCATCTTCGCTACCATGCGCCAGGTGTTGCAATAGTCATTGATCTCTTCCGGCGTGGCCGGATGGTCGGTTTCGATCTTTGCCTTTGTCCCCAAGCCGAAGTCGCGCAGCGTAAGCGGCTTCTTCGGCGGCGCCATGCTGAAGTTGGCGATGTAACATGCCAGCAGTGCGGTCTGCGTGGCTTCGTCTCTCCACGCCTGCGCATGGCGCTCGTTGAGGGCGCGCAACTGGATGGGGGTCATCCACCAGAAGTCAGGCTCAGAGAGCCGGAGATCGTAGCGGGCCATTGCCCAGTGATGCCGCCACCAGCGATCACCGGTCAGGCGCTCGGAGGGTCCGGCGCTTCCTCTCCTTCAGCAGGCTTCTCGTCTGGCAGCGAACCATAGAAGGATTCCCAGGCCAGCTTGCAGAGAGCGGGCGACGTGGTCTCGTTAAACCATGCCTCGACGGTCTCGATAGTGAGCCCGGGGTGGTGAGCGCGCAGGCCGGCGTAAAGCAGGCACATGAAGTTATAGACGGTGGGCGGAATGGTTGAAACTGCGGGATTGATGCCTGTGCCTTCTTCAAAGCCCGCGATGGCTTGAAAGTTGTAGCGCAAGGTATAGTCGACGCCGTCGATAGCGAACACGGTTTCCCGCGCGCCGGTATCAAGGACCAGCTTCTTTTTCTCTTCCATGATTTTTTCCAATAGAAAAGCCGCCCGGAGGCGGCTTTGTGAGTAACAAGGCAAAACTTAAAATGTCACTAGTTTTTCCAGGCTGCATAGAACAAGCCGGCGAGGATCACCAACGCCAGATTGCCGAGAAAGACACCCAAGGCAATTTGACCGATGCCGAGCGGTTGCACGGCAGTGGCAGCCTTCGACTTCTTTTCAATCACGCGCGGCAATGTGGCCGGTAAATCTGAAGCTATACCCAAAAAGCCCATAACTCCTCCATGCGGCCAGTATAGCACTGCTTCAGGCGGCCTTGCCGACTATTTTTAAGGTTTTTTGCCAGTAGTCGGCGATGCGGTTCTCCAGTTCCACGGCGGTGGCATGTAGAGCCTTAGGCCAAACAGCATCAAACGCGGGCCGCAGAACAGGGTAGGCAGGTACGTGACCCACAACCTGGCCGCTGCCCCCTTTACCCCTCCCCGCCTGGCCCTTCTTCTTGAAGGAATCGCTTGATACCTCTGACGTTTTTCCGGTGCGCCAATCATAATTCCAGGGCATCTTGGCTCCCTAATCCTTCAGTTGGCCGCCCTTGACGAGCTGGTGGCCGCGCTCAAGCCAGCGCATCACATAAGCAGTTGCCGGGCCGGCGCCAACCAACCAGCAGCGGCCGTTCCTTCCGCCGGCAACGGCGCGAATGTCCGCTTTCAGCTCTCCCGGCGGAAGCGCGTTGCTTGCGCCCCCTTCAGCGAAGTCAGTACGCACAGGAGTATTCGCCATGACGCCAAGCATGAAGACCGCCGCACCAGCGCCCAGCGCCGGCTTCAGAAGCTTTTGCTGAACATCTGCCGGGAAGCGAGCGAGCAACTCCGCCATGCCTTCGAGTTCAGACGTGTCGATAGTGATCTCGCCGTAGGCCACGGTTTTGCTCCGCAAACGGTTATCAGTTTTCAGTTGTCAGCGGTCAGTTAAAGGACCCGAGTGGCGCTCTTTTTCAGAACGCCACTCGCTGACTCGCCGAACCGCCGAGAGGTTAAAGCTAGCTGCCTTCCGTCGCAGTGATGGGCCCGGTGATCTTGATGGTTGCGTTGAAGGGGACGGGTTTGCCGGGCTCAGCCTCGCCGAGGGCAAAGTCCGTGACCAGGCCGTTGAAGGCGTAGCTGTCGCCGCCGACGGTTTGCCCGCCCACTGTGTTGACGGGCATGACCAGCAGGAAGGGCCACGCCTGCCCAACGGTGGCCACCGGGGCGGATGTGAGCGCGGCGGCAAGGGCGATCTGGCCGGGATCGGCGCTGGCGCTCTCTCCCTCGACGGTCACTTCGCCGGGGTCGAGCAGCGTCTTCATGAATATGCGGGTGTTGGAGGGCGAGTCCAGCGTGGTGATGTCTTCGGTGCCGTACTTCGGCTTGGGCGGCGAAACCTTGAGCACCTTGGCGATGAGAGTGCCGCCGGTAACGACTCCGGAGAGAATGGTGGGCGGCGTGGCCTGGGCGGTGGCGATATAGAGCTTGGTGCCCATGCCGAGAATCGGGGCGGCGGTTTGAGACATCGGTTTTTCCTCCGGAAAAACAGGGTGAGTGTGAGTGGTGAGTGCGAACCGCAGATCCTTCGCGGCGCTCAGGATGACAAGCTAACTGGCGTAAAAATGAATCATGTAATCCGTAGTGGTGCGGTAGCAGCGGGCGTCCTGCTCGTAGAGATCGCGGGCGCTCGATACTTCGATCCATGCGACGCGGGTTCCGTCAGGCAATGTGCCGGTAAAGCCCTCAAGCACGGCGCGGATTGCCGCCTGGGCTTGCTTGGCAGACAGGTAGGAGGCGTTCTGTAACCCTCCCGACCAGGTATCGATCTGAAGGCGAATCTGATTGAGATCGCTGGAGCCGTTGAGCAGGTAGTTGGGAACCTCGCTGATGACCTGGTAGCTGGCGCAAGGGCAGGTTGGATCCTCGGGAACCAGGACCGGGTAGAAGCGCGCCGGATTGCCGATGACGGCCTGAACGCCTGAAGCAGCGGCGACAAGTTGAGCGATGCCGATCTCAATCATGGTTTTTGCTCCGGCGGAAACAGTGAACAGTGGACAGTGAACAGTGGTCAGTAAGAGTCCGAAAGGCAACCGCAGATCCTTCGTCCGCCGCGGCGGACTCAGGATGACAAGCGCGAAAAACGGACCCCTGATCCCTGAAACCTGACCACTGCTTTTACGCGCTCCCGTCGATCTCAACGCAGGTGAGAACAAGCTTGCGGTTGCGCTCCTGGACGTTGTCGGCAATTTGGATTTCGTAGACGTGATTCAGGTAAAAAATGCGATCGCCGACGTTGACCACGCCATTGACAGCTGGAGCGGGAAGGCCGCGGCCAGGCCAGCGGAGAATGGCGCGGACCTGCTTTGCCGATGTGAACTCCTCGCCCTGGTAGAGCTGCTGGCCGCTGAGCTGCTGAATGCTGGCGCGGGTGGTGAGGTAGACCGGCCAGGTGTTGAGCGGCTGCCCGGAGGCGTCCTGCGAGGAGCTGCGCGCGCCGATGGCGATCTGGTGGCGCAGGCTGCCGGGGTCGATCATGTAGAACGGCATAGGCACAGATTTTTGCTCCGCAAAAACAATGAACAGTGATCAGTGAACAGTGAAAAGGCTAAATGGCAACCGCAGATCCTTCGTCCGCCATGGCGGACTTAGGATGACAGGCTGGTTATGGTTGGTAGTAGACGCGGTTGCTGTCGAGCATGCTCTTGACACTGTAGGGCAGCTCCTTGAGGGCCGCGGCGGCAATCGGAAGGCGGTTCTCGTACCAGTGGGTAATAAGCATCAGCATGCCGCGCTGCGCGATGCCGGGGAGCGGTCTGCCGAGCCACGCCGATGCGCCAGCGGCGGCTGTGGCTGCCGAAGCGCTCAGTGCGGCGTTGCCGTTGGTGTCTATGGAAAGAATTGTTCCGACGAGCGGAGTGGGGTTGCCGTCGACGACCGGCCCAGCGCCGGGGATGCTGAGCTGCCAGCCGACATTGTTCGCGGTGAAGACGGCGCCGGAGGTGACCGCCGCGTTGACGGCGATGGAGACCGTGACCGGGTTGCCGTAGCCGGCGAAGTAATCGACCCAGACGCTATCGGCGCGGCGCAGCACCCAGGGCCATACCGGCGGCGGATTGCCCTCGGTAGGCGGCTGGCGAAGGATGTGCGCGGGCTCCTGCCAGGGCGAGACGTAGTAGATGCTGGGATCGAGGGTTTGCACGTTGCCGTTCTGGTCGAGATACATGATGTCGGCGACGTATTGCAGCGGCGAGCGCGAGAGCTCGAAGCGGTTGTGCGGGCGCGACTCGAACTCGTGATGCGTGGGGATGTCGTAGATGACGTTATAGGGGATGGGCAGCCGCTGCTCCGGGAAGCCGTCAAAGTATTCACGGAATCCGCGGGTGAGAAAGGAGCGGTTGGTGTGGAGCTCGGCCGCCTCGCGCGCGGCGCGGATGAGGCCGCCGATGTACTCGTCATCATCGACGAAGGACGAATCCACCTGGCACTGGCGCTTGGCCCAGGAGAGCGGGATGGGCTCCGAAGTAGCGTGCTGTGTGATGTTGAGGCCGGCCATGGGGGCTCCTTTGGAGCAGGGAATAGGGACTAGGGACTAGGAAAAGACCAAAAGGCAACCGCAGATCCTTCGCGCCGCTCAGGATGACAGATCTAAAATGGGGCCGGCCGCCAGCAGTCAGCGACCAGCCCGCGGCTCGGTAAAGCCGGAAACTGACCACTGACCACTGACAAACGATCACTGCCTTTAAGCCGTTCCGAAGTTCGGGCTGACCGACAGGACGGTGGAAGCGATGCTGGTGGCATCGTTGACGACGGGTCGCGCCTTGGAGCCGTACTGGATGGCGATGACGCCCTGGATGACGGCGCCGGTCGAGCCGCCGCGGGTGATGACGCCGCGCACATACTGCTGCAGCGGGCGGTAAACGTCGAGAACGACAGCCTGGCCACTGGCCGCGGCTGCGGTGTCGGCGGTGTCGGAAGCGGCGAAGTCGGCGGCATCGCTGCCGTTAGACTGCGCGCCGCCCTGGGCCTTGATGCCCGGCGAGCCGTCGGTGACGGCGCCGAAGAGAGCGACGAAGACCACTCCCTCGTAATCCGCCATGTTGATCTCGGAAGTGTTGACGCTGGTGGTGCCGACTGCGGTGGCTCCCAGCACAACCGTGACCTTGTGATTCGGTGCGAAGTTCATAGGTTTTCCCTCCAAGGAAACCAGTTGTCAGTTATCAGTTGTCAGTTGTCAGTCGCCCCAGTCTCCGCACCGATTAAACGGTAAAAACCAGAGGCTGAGAGCTGCTTTTAGGAGCAGCGGACGCGGACGAAGGCCTCGGCGAGAGCCGGCATGCCGTCAGTCTCAGAGCGGGAGATGAAGCCCACCTGGTTAGTGAGCGCATAGAGCTCGACCAGGCGCTGGATCTCGATGTCGAGGGCGTCGACGATTTCATACTTCGAGAAGTCGCCCACGATGCCGATGTACAGCCCGGTGGTGTAGGTGCTAGGCGCGTACTCCGACATGTAGAAGGGGCGGTTGAGGACGCGGTCAGGCTCGCCGGCAGAGATGCCCGGCTGCCAGACGTATTGCCCATAGAGGTCCTTGATCTGGCGGATGAGGCCGATCGTGGTGCGGTGGAAGATCCATGTGGCTTTGGCCTGATACTGCGCCTTGAGGGTGTAGAGCGCGGTCATGAGGCAATCGGCCGCGCCCACGCTCGATGTGGGCGTGATGAAGGGCGTGTTGGAGTTGCCAACATAGCCGGTGACCACGTCGCGCGAGGTGTCGATGCCATCAGCGGTGGGAGTGAAGACGCCCAGGGGCTGCTCCACGCCAGAGCCGAGCAGGAAGGCTTTCTCCTGCACGATGCCCATCTTGTAGCCGAGGCGCTTGAGCACCAACTCTTCAACCATGGGGGTGAGGCGCAGCAGCTTCTTGGAGACCGTGATCTGCTGGGCGAGGGGATGGGGCTTGAGCTCGCGCTTGGCCAGGGTGAGGGAAGTGTCCGGCACGCCGGTGGCAAGCTCGGCGACCCAGGTGGGATCGGCCACGTCAGCGAGACGGGCGGGGATGCCCAGCGAGGCGGAGCTCGTCAGCACGGTCTTGGTGGCCATGCGGCGGATGAAGACTTCGTTGTCGACGATCTC